TGGAGACCAGCGCCTCGAACCGGCAATTGACCTACGTGATCCCTAGGCAGACGCATGGGGCGCACTTGCTCCAAGTCTACATGACGGCCCTTATCAACGAGGAGCTGATCCGGAGCAACACGCTTACCAACGACCTTATCTGTATCGTGGAGGGGGATAACACGCCTATCGTGGCCTCTTCTTTCGCCCAGACCGCCGCGCGGCAATACGACCGGCTCACGATCCCCTTCGTGGTCTATACGCCGGACTCCTCGCTATCGGAGGTTACGCTATCGGCGAACAACGCCACGGTATCCACGCAGAGCGTAGACCGCACCTTGCACGAGTGGAATTACCGTATACCCCAGTCGGGAGATCTCTCCCTGAAGATATCCAGCGGGTCGGCCTCCCGTACCTTTACGCTCACCGTATCCCCCGCCGAGGTGATCGTGGAGCCGGAGAAGGCGAACCTGCAACTCTGGCTGACCTCTCAGAACCGGAGCAACAACGACAATAACCGTAACGAGTGGAAATACGGGGATATATCTGCGGATCTGACCGGCTTCAACTTCAAGACGAACGGCTGGATCTCGGAACGGGATAGCACCTCCCTCCGTGTGTCGGGTGACGCCCGTGTGCGTATCCCGCTGAAGATATTCAAGGATGACTTCCGGGCCACGGGTAAGACCATCGAGTTCGAGTTCTCCACCCGCGACGTGACCGATTACGAGGCTATCGCTATCGAGTGCGTGAACGGGGGAATCGGCCTTCAGATATCTTCCCAGAAAGCGGTGTTCTCGTCCGAGCAGACCACGATCGACACCCGGTTCAAGGAGGAGGAGAGGGTTCGCATCTCCTTCGTGGTTGAGAAACGCACGCTAAACCGTTTAATATACATCTATATCAACGGCATCATGTCCGGGGCGGCGCAATATCCGTCGGAGGATAATTTCCAGCAGAAGGTTCCGCAGGATATCGTGATCGGTAGCGAGGGCTGTACGATCGACCTGTATAACATCCGTGTCTACGATAACGACTTGAACCAATACCAGATGCTCGATAACTTCATAGGCGATCTGGACGATTACGACAAGGCGCTGGCTATCTACAACCGGAACCAAGTATATAATGATTATGGGGATATCACCTATCAAAAGGTGTTGGAGCGATTGCCTTGCTTGATCTTCGAGGGGCCGTTGCCTACTTATAAAGGCGATAAGAAAACAAACAAGGTCTATTTTACGGACTTGCAAGAACCCGGGCGATCTTTCTCTTGCGAGAACGTCCAGAATGACGTGCAAGGTACCTCCTCCCAATATTATCCGAGGAAGAACTGGAAGTTCAAGTTCAAGGCAGATATCACCTACACGGAGAGCGGAAGGACATCGCCCACATACGCGTTACGGGCGAATAGCATTCCCGTAAACGCCTTTTGTGTCAAGGCAGATTTCGCCGAGTCATCCGGTACGCACAACACGGGTATGGCCAAGGTCATCAATTCCCTATTGATCGAGATGGGGCTTACCACCCCGCCCCAAAAAACGAACAAGGAAGTCCGCACAACGGTAGACGGCTATCCGATAGCCATCTTCCACCGTGAGACGGCAAGTGATACGCTGGAGTTCGTGGGTAAATATAATTTCAATAACGATAAGTCCACCGCCGACACCTTCGGTTTCTCCGAGGGTGACGAGAGCTGGGAGTTCTCGAACAATACCTCCGATCGTTGCCTCTTCAAGTCCGCCGATTTCTCCGGGACGGACTGGACGAACGACTTCGAGTCCCGCTATCCGGACGATGACGCTATCAACGCCGAGTACGAGGCGGGTACCCGCAAGCCGGAGAAGCTCATGGCCGTTACCTCGTGGGTCGTATCCACCAAGGACAACTTGGATAAATTCAAGAACGAGGTTCGGAATCATTTCAACCTTGATAACTTGATCGCCTACTACCTTATCACCGAGTTGTTCGGTATGGTGGACCAGCGGGCGAAGAACATGTTCCTTACCTATTTCCACGAGGAGGGGAAATGGATCTTTATCTTTTACGACAACGATACCTGTTTCGGCCTGAATAACGAGGGGTTGATCGCTTTCGGATACAATATAGAGTATCACGACAAGATAGGTACGCTAAACGTCTGGAACGGTGAGAGTAGCGTGTTGTGGAACAACCTTGAGAAATGTTTCCCTTCCGAGATCGAGGCGATGTACAAGGATATCCGTACCCGTGGATTGCTCTCGTACGACTTGATCATGTCCGTGTTGAACGGCGAGCAATCGGACAAATGGTGCGAGGCGATCTACAACGCCGACGGTCGTTTCAAGTATATCGACCCGCTGATAGAGGAGGGCAACGGGTCTTACCTGTACGCCGCCCAAGGCTCCCGTATCGAGAACCGTAAGTGGTGGACGTATAACCGCTTCCTTTATATAGACAGTAAGTATACGGCGGGCAGTTTCCTCTCGGATTTCGCGACCTTGCGTCTCTATACGCCCCGGGAATGGACGGGCGTGTCCCCGTCGGCCAACATGACGATCATCCCGTACGCCGATCAGTATACCCGTGTCAAGTACGGGTCCTACATGGTGGGGCAACGTACCTACAAGGACGTGCCGGTATTGATCGAGGCCCCCGACATCGTGTTTAATGACACCGAGACGATCATCTATGGGGCGAGCCGGGTAAAGTCACTGGGGGATATGTCGGGGTTGTACGCCGGTACGATCGACGTATCCAAGGCTACCCGCCTCTCTGAGTTGTTGATCGGTAGCGGCGTGTCGGGCTATCAGAACACGAACCTTACCGTGCTCTCGATCGGCACGAACAACATGCTCCGCAAGCTGGACATCCGTAACTGCCCGAACTTGAGGCAGGCGGTGGATATCTCCGGATGCGAGAACATGGAGGAGGTCTACGCCCAAGGCACTTCCATCACCTCCGTGGTATTGCCGGCAGCTGGTATCCTGTCCAAGTTGTATCTCCCGGCTACCCTCACGGGCTTAACCCTCCGTAACCAATCCAAGCTTACGGACGCTTATTTCGAAATAGCGGGGGTGGAGAGGCTTACGACGATCGTTTGCGAGGATACGGGGATCAACGTGTTCTATCTTATAACTCGGTGCTTGGGTATCAAGAACCCGGTGTTGAACCGTGTCCGCCTTATCAATATCAATGCCTCCGCCCCGAACCTGAACGACCTCTATAAATTGATCAAGGTGGGTGGTATCGACGAGAACGGCAATAACGTACAGACCGCCGTCATAACGGGAAAATACCACGCCATATCCGCTACCAGCGATAAGCTAGCCAAGTGCCGGGCGGCTTTTCCGGAGCTGGAGATCACCTATACGACGCTCTTACCGCCGACTATCACGACATTCGTGTTCCGCTCCTCCCAATCCAAGACGATTACCAACGCCGTGTTCGAATGCGGGGATTATGAGTACGAGAAGGTGAACGAGTACACCTACAAGGTGACGGCGGACGATGATTCCATAGTCCCCATCATCTTCAAGTGCGACAACCACAAGGATTTCACCGCCGATTATCTCGTATCCGGAACCCGTACGCAGGACTATACGATCACATACATCCCCTTGCGTACCATCCGGGTAAAGGTCTACGGCCAATCCGTCTATCTATCCGGAGCCATGATCACCACCGATACCAAGAGCTACACGAGCGACGCGAACGGATACGTCTATATCCGTGGTGGCGAGGCGATGAAAGGAACCGTATCAGCGTTGGGCTACGGAAGCAACACGTTTGATTTTCCAGCTATCACGAATGACACGAGCCATACGCTGGAGGTGTATGCTGTGGTAGATGTAAAGTTCGTGGTGAAGAGTCAAGATAACGTCCTAATCGAGGGGGCAACCGTTTCTTGTGATGGAAAGTCAAAAGAGACTAATCTATACGGGGAGTGTATATTGCAGATAACCAAGGGAACGTATGACTATGACATTACGCATCCTAACTATTTTGATTATAAAGGGCAGGTAACGGTCGGAACGTCTGCTATGAGCGTCAATGTCTTTATCGTCTTAAACCCTGTAATCTTGAAGCCAGAGGAAAACGGGAACATACAAATGATGTTGGTCGGTACATCTTGCTCTATCAGCGTCACTTCTCCTACCTCCTCCTATGTGATAGACTGGGGGGATGGTACGACAGAAAACGCTTCGGGAACAGGATCTAAGTCCTATAGCCATACCTATACGGATAACGGCTATCATAACGCCGAAATACTTTCTTGTGAGGATGTAACATACGCCATAGGATCAACTTCATGTCTCGCTGCATATTGGAGTATTGGTGATAGCACCGTAGTTGATATCACGTTTTATAAATGCTCCAAATTGATCTATTTTGGAAATGTTTTTAAGAATGATAAAAAAAGGACTAAAGTCTCAGAGTTGCTGTATGGCTGCACCAATATCACTTCGGTTGATCTGACTCCGCTGGCTGGATTGGTGAACGTTACGAATGCCTCAAGGTTGCTGTCTGGCTGCACCAATATCACCTCGGTTGATCTGACTCCGCTGGCATCGTGGGTTAATGTCACGAATGCCTCAGAGTTGTTGAATGGCTGCTCTAAACTCGTCTCGGTTGATCTGACTCCGCTGGCATCGTGGGTGAACGTTACGAATGCCTCAAGGTTGCTGTTTGCTTGCTTCAAACTCACCTCAGTTGATCTGAGCCCGCTGGCATCGTGGGTTAATGTGTTTAACGCAAATTATTTTATGCATGGCTGTGTCAGCTTGGCCTCGGTTGATCTGACCCCGCTGGCATCATGGATGAAAGTTGATAACGTCAGAAATATGCTGTCTGGCTGCACCAATATCACCTCGGTTGATCTGACTCCGCTGGCATCGTGGGTTAATGTCACGAATGCCTCA